TGAATTGGTGGCCGAGTTCGGCGGCTGACGAAATGAAGCCTTTTGATCCGGAGGGACTGAGGCCCACATAGATATCAGGCCTTGGTTCAAATTGTTCGAATAAAGCGCGGCTGCCAGTGATTTTCGTGCATCCTCGCAGTTCCATGGCTTGTTCATAGGTGAGGAGGGGTTCGTAGCGGAACTGATTGGTCGCAAGATGTAGCAATTCATTGATGACACGTATGTCATCTTGAGCGAAAAATGTCCAGTGATCGACCACTGGCTTTTTTGCATTGAGGGAGGATGTGACGGCAATTTCGACCCCATATATCGGTTGCAGACCCGCTTTCTTGGCGAGCTTTGTCCAACGATTAAATCCGAACGTCGAGGCTCTGTCCGAGATCGGCGCATATTTCATTCCAGTTTCTTGAACCCGCGACATAACATCTTCAATCATCCCCACCGCAGTGCGGAATGAGTAACCCGTTCTTATACGCATGATTAAACCACACCCATCTTCCTCAATTCAAGAAAACATTTCGCTGTTGCCCGAACGTCATTTTCTGCACGATGGGCATTTTCGAATGGCTCCCCGAAAAGGAACTCATGCAACGAACGCAAATTCATTCTGTGGCCTTTCATGTATTCCGTCGATTCAACAGTGCAAATCAGCTCGGGCCACCGAACCTTTTTGCCGAGGCGCTTCATCTCGAAATCAATCACCGCTTTGTCGTAGGACATATTGTGTGCAACGATTTCGTCGTGAACCTCAATAACCTCGAGGATGTGTTGAGCGATTGAACTGAATGGCTTTTGGTCATCCAGCATTTCTTGTTTTATGCCTGTGATTTCTGTTATCTTTTCATCGATCTTTATTCCGGGGTTGAAAAGATAACTGAATGTGTCCAGCTCCTCGCCCGCACTGTCCAAAGACAGTGCGAAGAATTCGATGATCCGTGGCTGACGGTCGAGAGGCTGGAGCATATTTTTTATGAGAGCGGTCGTCTCAGTATCCAGCACAAGCGTTCTCATTGGTCTTCTGCCGTGGGTGTGTTGAGCAATGGGTTGCTTGCGAAAACGGAAACCTTCGGCATCATTGCCGAGCTGATTTCATCGGTGATTTTATTCACCTTTGCGCCGGAGTCCAACTCTTTCAGCATCATAGCATAAACCGCAATATCGTCCAGCGAATCATTGTGACCACCTTTGTCGAACATATTGCAATAGCGCGAGATCTTTGAGAAGATTTGAACGAGGATCCCAAACCGATTGAAGTCGTCGGGGGTGCTCAGCGCAACCCCGTTGAGGAGCCCATTCAGGGCCGGGCCGAAGCGCTTGTAGTTATCACCGTAAATTTTATTGCGGTCTTCATAGAGTTTGGCTGCAGAGCGCAGCATATCAGGTACATTTGCCATAGTTTAATAACCTCCATTGGCGGGTTGAAGAACAGTCAGTCCATAATTTCTCAGGGCTTCGACGACTTGGTCGCGGTCATCGACCACAAACCAGACGCTTCTCATAACCCCTTCTTTTCCACCGAACCGCTTTTCGAGCAGTTCGATTTTCACTTCATGGTCCGGGCGGAAATCATTGTCCGGACGCATGAGCAACTCTTCGAAAGATGCATCGAGCTCTGCATCTTTCAGCCAGTCGAGTGTGACGTAGCGATATTTTTCACTGCGCCCGGTGAAAAGGATAACATTCGTCATCCAATTTATCGAGCGCATAAAATCCGCCAGTTTCACAATGACTGGGTCCTGCGAGGCAAGCTCATTGAACTTGTCCCATTCTTTCATGTATGCGAATTGAAGCCGATGCGTTGCGTCCGAAATCGTTCCGTCAATGTCGAACACAATGCAACGGTTTTTATTCGGATGATTATTCATCGGCCTCGGCCTTTTTGGATTTTTCAAACAAATCAATAATCACCATATCGTCGCGCTGGAAAAGAACCCTGCGATATTTCAGGAAAAACTCCCGCAGCTCTTCCGGCGAGGTGAAGTGCTGATCTACGGCTTGGCCAAGCATGACATTTGTTTTTCCGCCGCCGAAGGCGAATGAGGTGACGAACTTCAGCGAAGCATACATATGCCCCAGCTCGAAAGCAGTGCCGATGTCTTTGTCATCCAACGAGGCAAGCACCATGAAAGATTTATCCATTGCTTGAATGTTGCCGTCAAAAATCCCTTTGAAGAACGCAGGGGTTTTGGCTTCCGGCGCAGAGTCAACGATGACTGGCCCGAGCTCTCGGGGATCTGCCACAACGTATCCCAATTCAACGAGCATGTTTTTAACATTGTCCATGCGTGCTTTTTGCTCGTCATTGAAAAAAGGACCAGCGAGGTAAATATCGTAATCGTATTCTATCTTAGACATTTTCAATCACCTTCATCCAAAAGTCAGGGTGGGGCCGACGAGCGGCATAAGTTTTTGCTTCTTCGGCATGGGCTGGGAGCATCTTTTCCTTTTCAATCTTCGCAAGCACCGGGCAAGGGGGCGATGGATCATGGCCCGCTTTCCTCAAATCATTGTCGCGAATGAAACGGCATTTTCCGTCATCGCAAGGAAGCATAACTTTGTCTTTGCCGAGGATGGTCAGGAGCTGAGAAACGATCGGCTCCCAAAGATCCGTCTGCGCAATCCAGCATGACCGCTTGCGCACAAGGTCTTCAGCGAAGTCGATAGGCATCATGATTTGCGCCGTCAGGCTGTGCGCCATGGTGAACGTCATTTTGTCCGGCGTGAAATAAATCCAGAGTGTATCTTTCACCTGCAATGCCCTGTGGCGGATCAGCTGAGCACGGAGGTTGAAGCTGATGGAGGATTCAATGTAGATGAAATCCCCGACCCGGCCTGAAGGTGCATGGTTCAAGGGCAATGGGTTCAGCGGCCCGGCCTTGTACCACTTTTCATTCGAGGCAATCGTAGCCCAATCGTGAATGATATAATTCTTGCGCCAAACAGCAGTGAGCAATTCATTCGCGACTTCATCGAACAGTTTCAGCTTTTCCCTCCGGAGCGCAAGGATGAACTTCACAAAATCACGGAAATTCATCGCGAACGAAAACGTGGTCATGTAAGCCAACGGGAGATGACGACGGAAATCATCTTGATGAGAGGCTTTGCCTTCCATCTCAACCATCATATAATCATACGACCGCTGGCACTCCGCCACGCCCTTCCCGTCGAGCCCATGCCACACTTCCCAAATCCGCAGATCGTCGACCCGCGATGAACGCGCCCAGACGTTGTGGTTACGGAAAGAGCAAATGACCTCACGGATCAGGATCGGTGCTTTGATTTCAAAATGCAACGGCAAAAATTCATTCACCGGAACATCCATGGACACGACCTTTTTCATGTCCATGTCTGTGTCCGCCGGACGCGAAGTTTCCCATGCACGTTTCACGTCTTCGAATGAGCCATGGGAAATCAGCTCAGCCTTGACCCATTCAACCTTAACCATTGTTCGCCTCCTGCATCCGGATGAACATCATGTCTTCTTCGGTCGGCACGAATGTATCCAGGATTTCTTTGTTCAGTTGTTTCAATTCTTCTATTTCGAACCAAATCGCATTGTCGAATTCGGATTTATCCAATTCCTCCAAATAGCGTTGGGTTTCGACGCACACTCGCAGAAATGAACGGTTACGCAAAAGGACAACTTCCGTCCAGTTTTTGTAAACCACTGCCGCCAAGTCCACGACACGCAAAACCGAGCCTTCGAAACCTTCTTTCGCAGTCGTCCATGGTAGATGAATGAATGACCTGAGCCAATCATCCAGTCGACGAACCGCTTCTTTTTCAACCTTTTTCATTGCGCCGCGAATTTCATTCGAAAAATATTTTGTCGTTCGGGGAATATCTCCGAGAATTGCTTCATCAATATCATGATAAGCAATTTTTCGGAAAAGCTGACTCCGATCGACTGTAATTCCTTTCTTGGACAATCTGTCCGAAAGAAACGCCGCATAAACCATGCAGAACCCCACATGCTCCAAAACGCTCTCCGGCTTCAGGAGGTGATCGCGTGAATAACGGCTCACGGAGGAAAGCTGAAACGCGACCGTGAATTCTTTTTTCAACTGGTTCATTGGCGCGTTTCCTCTGGCTCATTGACGATTGAATCGATCAATTCACCCAACCCCTGAAGCAGTTTGAGCTTCAACCCATCCGGCAACTCATAGGCTTCGGGACTTATCCCAAACATGAGCCCGACATGCGTGCCAGTGTCGACGAGCTGAATTGTTATGATGGTTTCAGCATTTTTTAAATGCTCTGCCGTCAGCCCAACTTCTTCAGCCTCGTCCGCATTGACATCAATTTTTATGCGGCCCTTCATTTTCTGCGCTTTCCGGCGGCTTTCACTTTTGCCACTCTTCCTGCATAAAGACCAAGCGTGTCGATCGGCACTTCCTCGCCGTTGCGGAGCTTTTCCCGGACAAACGCCAACAACGTCTGAGCATGGATTCCTTCGCTTTCTTCCACGAAATATCCATCCGCCTTCAGCTTCGCCGCGAGATCCTTGGCCATGTTGTGTTCAGTTTTGCCGAACTCGACGGTGACTTCGGACTTTATCATGTCCGCCGCACCATTGGCCGCGAGCCACTCCAAAGCAACCTTGCGTTCATCCGTCTTTTTCGTCAGGCTCCCCGCCACGAAATCGCTGACTTCAATCTCTCGACCGCTGTCCGCGTGCGTGAATGAGGACAAACCGTTTTCTGCCATGAGGTCAGGCAGCTCAACCGTTTTCAAATGGTTCAGCCGCTTTTTCAAATCGGCAAGATTTTCCTCCAACGAGTCGATCGTTTCCTCTGTTTCAATAACTTCAGCCGCCATACGCATCATCCGCTGCATGGTTGAGCTGTCGGAGGGGGCAACCGCCCCCTCCTCAATGTCGAAAAAGTCCGACATAGTGATCACATCGCCCCCTCTGACGAGTGATCATCGCTCTCTCCAACGTCGCCACGAAGCTCGCCACGTTGGATGGAGTTCTTGAATTCGATTGCTTCCTTCGCCAGATCCGCGAACTCGTCCGGGCCAGCATATTCTTCAATCGTTGGGCCGCGCTCAATCCGGAACCCGATCCAGTCGCCCTTGCTATTGCTTTCTTCGACGGTCGAGATATGATAGGTGCGGTAATAAAGCGGAGGCGTGAACGAGGTGCCGTCCTTGCGCTTCACTTTTTCCGAGGTGGAAAGCGAAAGCCAAGACCTTGCCTTTTTCAGCTGAGTGCTTGTCATCGGCAAAAATGACCGTCGGCCCCCGGCGCTGAGGTTCAGACCGAAGAACTGAGCAGTTTCGGCAATGTAGTTCCCGTTCGGCAAAATGATCTGGTTCGATTCATTCCGTGTGCCCTGATCCAAGATCGAGGCATCGTTGTGAATGGCGACCAAACCTTTTCCCGAGGCCCGTGGCGCCCACTCCAAGTATTGCTTCATGAAAAGCACAGGCAAAAACAAAAGAGGCTGTTCAAACACCTCATTCATGCCAACATCGCAAATGTCGCCAACTTGCGCACCTTTGATGTATTCTGGCTTTTTGGGCTGGACTTGTGGGCTCAGGCCTTGAAGGATCGTGAGCCGGGGGACGATCAGGTCTTTCGCCGTCACGTTTTCGAGGCCGTCTCCGCTGAGTTTATCGAAAAACCCAACATTATCGCTTTCGGTGGAGACGTGGGAGGCGGATTTCGAAGCAACCGCCGTGCTTTCAGTTTTCTTAACCATTAGTTTCTTTCCATGCCGACTTAGATAACGGAC